CGCTATTATTGCAGGCATAGACATAATAATCCTTGCCATTGCTGATTGTGCCTGTGTCCAGAATGTCGGCAACAGTTAGGTCTAAATCATTTTCCAGAAAGAACCACTGCGTACCGATTTTGATTAGGTTATTACCCTTTATCGTTATTTGTGTTTTTGATTTCCACTCGACAATGCGTTTCAAGCCTAAGAAATCGAGATTCGGTAGTTGGGTAAGTGTAACCCTAACATTATCATCCAAAGTAGCTACGCCATTAGCAACGCCTTTCTGTGAGCTAGGTATAGCTGCCGCTGCTTGTGATACTGCTGTCGAAACCTCAGTATCAGTATTTGAGGCTTCTATCGGAAGTCCATTTGCATCAGCCTTTAGCATTTTTCCAGGGGTCGCTGTAGAAGAATGGTCAGAAGTTGAATCTATTGCGTGTAGTCGCAAATGCTTTTCATCAACAGCGTCATCAATGTCACTCACAGTTAAATTTGGCTTGTCCAATATATTTGCCCAGTTAACTTTGCTGGCATCGATCTTCTTGTAATCGCCTTCGGCGTCGCCATCGTTTTGGAAGAGCATCCAAAGTTCGACTGTCCCTTCAGTGGTTGTTATCTCTACAATATCACCAATCTGAATAGTTCCAGCAACCCATTCCTCACTGATATACAATGCCAGAGTTACCTGTCCAGATGTAATGATATTGGTGATCGCCAGATTCGGGAGCTGAGCAGGTGGGACTTTGCTGTCCGCTCCCAAAGTAGCTACGCCATTAGCAACACCTTTCTCGCTGGATTCGATGAAATCCTTCTGTTCCAAGACATATCCAGCTATATCATCCATTTTATACTTGTATTCCTGATTATATCTATCCGATAATAGCAGCTCATCTGTGTTTTGGATATTTCTTGCATTTCTGTTTGTATTTGGTCTCATTTTTTACCTCTTTTTTTTAATTTTTTAATTCCTTAATTACTTGTGGCTTATAGCGGACAAACCTTGCCAAATCGCCCATATTATACTTGTATTCTTGCTTATATCTATCCGATAATAGCAGCTCATCTGTGTTTTGGATGTTTCTTGCATTTATGTTTGTATTTGGTCTCATTTTATCCCGCTGGATTATAGATTACTGCATTTACGATTAGCCCAGTACTTGGATCGCCATTGCCCGTTGGCGTTGTCGTGCACGCACACTTAATCGAATTTCTAAACGGCAATCCTGGGAATCCGAAATTAATAAACTTTGAGCCATAATCACTATTGCCACCTTTAGGAATTAATATACTCATTTTTGGGGTAGTTGTCCCAACGGTAATTGTTCCCGATTCATCGAATAATTGCAAGAACGCCACTTCTGAATTGGGATTTGCGACTTCAATTCGGGACAAACACCCGTGAGTATTTAGTAGCGTCTGGACTGTGTTATCACCATCGGAATCGAAAACTGTGGTAAGCAATTGCCAATCAGTATCTCTCATCTTAAAACCTCAAAGATTATGTAGGGAGAGCCGAAGCCCTCCCTACGGTTATTACATTTTTGAATATACGAAAGCCGTGACGGTCTCGGATGACTCGTCTGCATCAGTCGTATATTTCAACTGCACAAAATCATATTTGAGTAGTCGAAATAAGTCTTCTGGAATAGCACATTGAGTTATCAATGAACCTTTTGAAAAAGCCAATGCCCCATCGTCAGCTGTTTTGTGCAATAGGTAATAATGAGCATCGCTTTCAAGCACACCCGATGCACCCTGCATTCCGCCACTATTAGCTGTCGAAAAAGGCGGTGTGGCAGAGTCGTTATCATCTGAACTGTATCCTTCTAATTCGATATAGAATTTCTTACCAGCTGCAATCGAAATAGCCGTTCCAGCATAGACATCAATCCAGAGTTTTCCATTCGTTTGACCGGCAATATTCACCATATTGGTAGAATCTACCGATCCTGCATTAGGAAGTGTCTGATTGTCGCTTAGTTCACCAACAATTAATTTGCCATAATATTCATTAGCCATTTTATACTCCTTTTTTAATCAATATCTGTGGTTTCAGCGGTTGAAAGGTTATCATCGAGAACAATCGGGACACCATTCCAACGATCTACTTGAATATTATAATCCTTATCCATCGGCCCCATTTCAAGTGCAGTAGTTTTCAGAGTGCGGATATACCGACGTGCTACCCGATTGCAAAATAGAATTGTTCTACCATCAGCCGAGCCACGCACCATATCAACTAATTTGTCCAATAACGGGGCTGTCGGCAAGTGTGTTGAATCAATCTGAGTCATTGCAGCTACATCATAAGACGAAGATGATAGGAAAGCAAGACTACCCTGATAGACCGCTTGATAGACCAGTTTCTTTGCGCCATTGGTTGTATTAGTCACCTCAGCTATTGGTTTTCCGTCATTAAGGGTTTGAATTTGTAGAAAACCTTCGCCAGCATATTTCGGGTTGAAAAGCAATCCGCAACTTATTGGGTTGAATTTTACCGCAATAATCGAAACACGAGAGCCAGATGATCCACCCTGCTGAATAACGTTGCCATAAGCTTTCGCATATTCGTGAAGTCCACGAAATCCGGAAACATCACCGAAAGTTGAATTTGTACCGTAAAATACTGATTTTGACACTTTCTGTCCAAAAGCTTCAGCATAAACTGGGCGGTGTTCTTTGAAATAGCCACTTACACCAGTTGGCCAGTTTTCACATACGCCTACTGGTTCAGATTGAATTGTGCCCAGCGTCTTCAGATCAATTTGCACAAGCTCGTCATCAACCGTTGTGTCAGTCTGGCTTCCACCAATATTCACAAATGAAAATTCCGGAAGCGCACTGACTTTTTTATATTTATGGTACCAATTACCATTAGCAGGTATTGCCTGCGCTACACGCAAAAACCCGGAATCATTTTCCAAATGTTCCATAATTGGAACGATACCAGGAGCGCCATATTCAGTTACAAGTTTTCTTAGAGTTGCATTAGCCATTATTTACTCCATTTTTTAGGTTACGCCTGGGAATTTATCAAACGGGTCTTTGATTTTATCACTACCCGCAGCTGGTCTATTTGGGGGGTTACCGCCAGGCTGTTTCTCAAATAATCCCCATTCTTCAGCTTTACTAATTATCTCAAGATTAGCAGAAATGTCATCATCGGATAGCGATTCCCAATTCAGCTTGCCATCTTTTTCTTCTGGCAATTTCAGGTCTTTGGAAATTTTGTCGAAATTCACCACATCTTTTATTTTATCGTAACGAGTTACGAATGAATTCCTGCGGTCTTTTAATACCGATGCCTGATATTGTTTCAGCGTTTCATTTTCTTTTTTCAATTCCTCGTTTTGTTTTTGCAACGCTTCGCTGGAATTGTCAGATTTAAGTTTCTCAACTTCGTCTTGAAGTTTTTCCTTTTCTGACTCTAATTCTTTGATCTTGAGTTTGCGACTTTTCGACTCAGCCGAATCTGCTTTGGCATCGTCAATTAGCTCGCCGATCCCACGCTCTAAGTCCTTTAGTAGCGTGCCTACCTTTGCGACTGTCTCGTCGTCTAAGCTTTTGCGAATCTCCGCAATGACCTTTGTGAAATCCATCACTAATAATCTCCTTTTGGGTTTCTTTTTATTGTTATTGAGCCGACTCCCGCATTCTTGTCTGTATCAAGACTGCGACCGGCTATCTCTATTAGCCATTCATCATTTAACATAAATACACCCTCGAATCGTATCCATATCCCATATCGCAACCAAGTGTAATTATAATATGTTTTATTTTTTTCAGAATACCAAGTCAATCCGTTATCATCAGAAATCTTATAGGTTGCAGTCCCCACCGCTCCGGCGGTATCTATTTTTATGCGCATAATGCGATGGTCTTCGCTTTGACCTGAGCCAGCTATCTGAACTCGTCCCGTTGACTCATTACCAAGCGTTACTACTTCCAGCCGACCATCGAAATCGTCAAGGGTTGTCTGGAAGCTAAAAGTCCGTTTGCCCTCTCGGTATTCCCAGAGCAATCCGTAAGGCTCTTCACTGGAATATACTTTTTTCCAGAATAATTCAATTAGCTGGTTATTCGGATCACGTTGCTCTATGATTTTTCTAACAGTAACGAATGCTGTCGCCTTGACAAGATCGCTATCGTATTTAGCGGAATTATATGAGTTCTTGGCGAATGGCAATGGACGTGAATATCTTGAATCAAGATAGCTCTCTACTTCTTCCATAGCATCATTGCGACATCTGGTTTTCAATCCATTCCAGTCGTCAATTCCAGCTGTTATTACGTGTGTCCCTGGGTCATCATCACTATAATGGATATACAATATATCATTGGAGCTATCATACCAGAATGATGAAGCTGTTGCCTCCACAGTGGCAATACTGGTTTGTTCCGATAGTTTAATGCCATCTTCATATACTACTCCGTAATATCCGGTATTATGTTTATTGAAAGTTTTTTCATAGTCGGTAACAGCTGAAAATCCGGTTAATGTGTCTAAGCCCGCAAAATCTTCAATATCCTTGAATGCTAACTGAAGGTCAGTTGTAGTATTGCAATATGGATATATTGAACCTTGACTCATAGTTTCTCTTTCAGGCGGTATCCAACGGAATATAACCCCGATTCAAGGCAATTAATTGTATTTTCCTCAAGGCTAAGTCCCATTTTATCGCTTAATATGTGTATTATTTCGTGTAATATTGTCGATTCCTTTGTGTCTTGATTCATACCAGACCTTATAATTATTTCATTGCGTATCGAATCGCTTATTCCCATATTGTGGTCTTCTATATGAAAAGGCTGGCGCTCGATTATCGTATATTCAATACCAAGTATTTTTATAGTTGGGAAATAATTCATTTCTTGCCTTTTTTAGCATAATAAGCTTGAACTTGTTTTTTAGTCATTGTGCGTCCCGATGGGCTTTTATATTTGCCTTTATTCTTGCCCTTATTTATTTTAGTGAATGGCATTTTACGCTCCTATCTTTATTATCGTTGGTGTTTGGCAATAGGCTTTGATTTTCTTATCAGCATCGTCTTCTAATGCCTTCATTATCATATCCATTTCCTTCTTTGCAAATGGATCACCATTAAGATTGACTATTCTGTAATTCTTGTGATTATGCAGGCTCTCAACTATGCCAGCTTGCAAACCAATCCAGCCCAGCGTTGCGCCGTTATTATTAGCTTCAAAGGTTTTTAAATCTGCCATTGTCTTGCCAGTTAGGGTCATGTCTGGGACTGTAGAAGTGGAAGCCTGAGAGCCACCACGATAGACTGCCTTCCTCTGCGATTTAAGGTTAGCATACCATTCAGAATAATTACTGAAAGTTTCACCATTAGCATTTTTATGCTCTTTCTGCACTCGATCACGAATAGCGTTGCAGACTTTTTCGCTTAGTGCATACCAGAATTGAGGTGTCTTTTTCGGTATATCGGCTAATTTAACCATCGCTTGTCAATTTTATAACCTGTTTTTATCATTTGCAAGATTAAAAACAATATCCAGTTTTCTATCTGTTGGTAGTCAGTCATTCCACCACCATTTGCCAACTATGCCTGCATCCCCACCCTCCGCCATTAATTAGCGCTCCTGGAAAACGGGATTCAATTTCCTCAAGTGTTAATTCGCCAGCAGCTAACATTTCTTGACATTCGGGTCTGGTTCGATCATCATCCGGTCCAACGTAAATATACGTAGCGTCTTTCGGTGCGTATTCTTCAGCAGTTATCGCAAATGTGCCACGCTCAAATGTCCGTAATGATGTGTTAACTAATGTACCGATTTGTTCTTCGCTTAGGCTTTTAGTCGCCGC